CACCCCAATGTTTATATCCGTACCCATGTAATTGAAGATTAGTATGAGCTTGGAAACCGCCAGGACCATCAAAGGTACCTTCTTGAATAGAGAATTGATCAACACCTGATGTGTTGGTAACTTTATATATAACTGCCATATTACTTCCTGTGTAACTTGTGGTTTATTATATATTTATAGTTTCATCTCCTTTACTATGGATTTAATTTGAATAACTTCTGATGGATATTTTGCAAATTGTTTTCTCCAAAAATCAGCATTAATCAACCCTTCTAATATGATTCGCTGTTCTTGATTAAAGTTTTTAACAAAATATTGTGTGAATTTTGCACTATTTAATAAAAACCATGGTGAGAATTTACGTTTGTATATTAAGTCGATAAACTCACCCGGTAATAATAAATCATAAACCTCTTCTGGCTCACATTCAGCAGCATCAACTAATTTGTAAATGTAGTCGATAGTTATCTTTACACTGTTTAATGGTGGATATTGTCGATCTAAATAACAAAGATATTCACCATACACATCTTGAGATAACCAATTATGTACCGTGTAGTCTTTTAAACATGCCCACCTAACAAAATGATTAGGATCTGGAAGTTTAACATCTTGAGCAAATTTAGCAAACTTAATAAAAGCTTTATAATATTTGGATTGTCCAAACGAAGTTATATTGGGACATCTTCTATTATAAAACTTTAACCATTTTAAGTATAGTGTATATGCAAAATGTCCAGTTCCACTTTTTAACTCTCGATCTCGTTTCATATCTTCACATTCATGTGAAAGATATCGAGTCTCAGATTTAAATTGTTTTAGACAAAAATGACAGACAAAATACTTATCCTTGTGAAGAGGAGTTGGTAAGCTCTGCTTTAATTCCTTTGAGTTCATCTGTTTGATAACCTAATTCTTCCGCATATCCAATAATATCTGCTGGTTGTAATAATGGGAATGCTTCTTTTGCTTGCTGTATATTATAATTGAAATATTCACATATTACCTTAATACTTTTTGATTTGTTGGTAGTCTTTACAAATGGTATCCACGGTTGAAACGGTGGTTTTAATTTATCAAAACAAGTTGTTAATAATTGGAACGTTAATAATGGATGTTGGTAAAATGAAAACATATATGGATTTACATTATCATTTAATAACCGTATACTCTTAGTCATAGTTGTACGTGATAGCCAACCTTGAACTATTAACGGTTGAACACCCTTTTGATCTGCTTCAGATAAGCTGTTATAAAACTGCCAGTTCTTATTAATGATATTTTCGTTAACAACTTTAATATCAACTTTATGAACTTTTGGTTTTGCTGGTTTAGGTGCTTTAATTTTACCCATCTCGTTCTACTATTACCATAACGTTCTTAAGTTTACCATCAATAAACTTTGATACATATCCAAGAAATGGTGTCTTACCTTCAGTAAATTCATACTGACCTCGTGGAGAGAAGTCCATACACCGTTGTAAATATCCATCACCGAATGCTGGAATTTCTGCTTTAATAGTAGATGCATAATATTCGCTTGGTGAACTATATGGATATTGTGGTGGTTCTGGTAAGTTTAAAAACTCAGTTACCTTCACTATCTTCACCCAACAATTCACTATTATCAACTGCTCGTGAACCTTGAACTTTTAAACGTTTGTTACAAAATTTACATACAGCAATACCATCATTGTCTACTGTTAAGAATTCTGCAGGGTGAATACAGATCTGTAACATAGCTGAACGTAATGTAGCAATTTCGTCGATGATTGGGACTTTTTCAGCTTGCAATTGAATAATCATCTGTTCAATTGGCTCTAAACCTGCTAACAAGTTTTGAAGGTTACGGAATTTACGCATCCAAGCATTTTTTTCACTTTTAGATGGCATGTTAGTTATAGTACTAATTATATCTTGATCAGTCATTATATTTGTCCTAATTTTATTAAGCATGATGCTAGATTGATTTCACAATCGGCTACTAAAGCGTTTTTATATAAATGTTCTGCTATTATTATAATAGCAGTATCCCAGTTTGCTGGTAATTTAAACTTACCATACTGGTGAATATTGTCGTACAGAAATCGATAAATCTCATCCCACTCATCCTGACTCGATACACTGGTGCATATTAGTTTACGAGCACCTTTCCAATCATCAGCTTCTAGATAATCTAACAGGGAAAACTTCCAATCACCTTCAACACTACCGACATTGATACCTTCTAAAGTACCGTCAGTTGAGTTCTGTTGAATAGTGTTTATGATTTTTCGGACATCTGGATAGAATATATCTACAATAGATTTTAAGGTCTTACCACTGTATGTTACATTCTCTAAGTCTAAGATCTCAGAAGTTCTGTACATGACTTCATCTCTATCAGGTGCTTTGAAGTTTAATGTTTGTAACCGAGATTTTATTGGACCAGATATTTTATTGGAATAGTTTCCAGTTAGTATAAACCTGGAAGTTTCTGAAAAGTCTTCGATAGCAGCACGAAGAACGTTTTGGGTGAGTAATGGTAATTGGTCAGCTTCTTCTAAAAGAACTACTTTAAATTTACCAGTTGGATATGTTGAGATGAAACTTAATATGCGGTCTCTAAATGTATCTAATCCACGTTCGTTAGAAGCGTTAATTATTAATACGTCTGAATCTTCAATACCAATTTCGTTTATTAGTATTCGTGCAATAGTGGTCTTTCCACAGCCATGAGCACCAACTAATAGTAAGTGGGGTATGTCCTGATTAGTAATACAAGATCTTATGAATTTTTCATGAGATGGGTCGTGAAAGATATACCCAGGTAGTTTATCTGGGCGGAATTTTTCAACCCAAAGTTTGTTTTTGTTTTTATTGATATTAGTTTGCATGTTGCACCTCTACCAGTATTTTAACTGATAAAGGTGCACAAATCAACTACGAATTTGGATTTCTGACTCGATCTAAAACTTTACGTTTATTGAACATCTCTTCTAAGACAGTTTTCTGGGCAACTTCCTGTGGAGATAGTTGTTGATGGGACATTTCATCTAACAACTGTTTTAACCTATCAGTTGTTATACCTTCATGAACCTCTGCAATAACATCATTCAGAGTAGTAACAGAATCGCCAACACTAGGTTGTAATGTAGTAGGTATGTCTGCAAGTTCAACAGATTTAAGAACTGATGTGTTAATTTGTTTAGAATTTTTATATTCAGTTAATGCGACGTTAACACCTAATGTTAGTGCAACAGCTAATGGATCAAAAGCAAATATAATAAGTAGTATCATATATGATGTTGCATTATCTACTTCTTTACCTAACGCTTTCGCTATGAATACGATAGGACCTGTATGAACACGTTGTTGAATTAATTTACTGTTCATTTCATACAATTGAGCAGTAATTTCAGTTTGACGTTTATCAATACGAGCACGTTCAGTTTTAAACTGTGCGCTTAGTTTATTTCTACCACTGACATAATCATCTGGTAAGTTTGCAATTTGATCATCAATTTGTTTCAAACGATCTTGACCAGATTGTTTTTCAGCATTTAATGATGAAACTTGCTGTTCAATTTGTTGAAGGGGTAATGTTTCTTTTTGATGAGCATTAGATAAGAAACCATATATTCCAACTGAAGTTATCAACATTAATATTATAACAGCTGTTGTTAGATATGTCTTTAATAACCAGGTAGTGGTATTCCAGTATCTATATAAAAATGATGTAGCTATTAACTTACCAGCTTCAAGAGCACTACCCATTAAAATAACTGGGATGAACGCACCCTCAAATATTGTAGCTAACCCATATACAGAGAAGAATGCAGCACAACCAGCGATTGCTAAAGTACTTAATATTAAAATCGCAATAAAAATCATACTGGATGTCCTAATAAAATATACGTTTGGTCATAATCTCGACCAGTTATAAAATATACTTCATATAATGATATATTTCGTTGAACAAGGGCGGGCTCATCTATGTATATTTTATTATATTTTACAGGTGGTATCCCTGGAGTTGGTGTTAGTTGTAACGGAGATAATACGGTAGCAGGACAATCTCTATAGTAATCCCTATTTCGCATATTATAAACTATTACTAAATCATTTTCAGTAGCATGAGTTTTAATATAGTGCGATTTACCAACTTGCCTACCAACATTTAATGATATTGTTCCAAACTCTCGTAAGTAATCACAAACTTGTAGATTTTTAATAACATTAGTATCCAACTTTTTACGTTGAACTGAATTTAATAGTATTAAATTATCAACTAGTAAATTAAACCAAATACTCATTACTTTATACCGACTTCTACACCATTTTCAAGATCTTCAATGGCTAATACATGTTCATCGGTTGTACGCCAGAATGACATACTACCAAGTTTATGCTCTTCTGTCCATTTTAAAGTATCAATTAAGATCATAGTACCTTGTTTGATATCCTTAGATACAGCTGGACCAACTTCTAATACAACACCCCATTGAGGTTCAGATGCACCTGCATCAAAATTATCAACGATCAAACCAGTTGCAGTAGTTTCACGGAACATTCTAGTACCGTTTCGCATAGTAAAACTCTTTAAAAATGTAAATAGTATACTATCATGTAATGGTGTTATTGTACTCATTGTTTTTTAGCCTTTTGTTTGATTGTTGGTTCTTCAGTTACGTCAATAGTTGCAAGTTCAGGAGTTGGTTCAGGAGTAGTGGTTGGTGTTATATCAACTAAACCAGCCTTAGCCATCGCTTTACGATGTAAGCGATTTTCAATAAATTCTTGACGCTCTTGAACTAATGTCGGTTGGACTGCACTTGACATTTGATCTTTGATAGTGATTAAGTCAAAATTGACTAATTCACCTTTACTGCTTCGTACTATACGAGACATATATAAACTCCTTGCGTTATTCTTGTTATTATATTTAGAGGAATTTTAATCGTGTAGAAAGTCACTAATATCTAAGTCATATTCAACACTATCTACATCATGAATACCTAATAGATATAAAATATAACTACTTACAGAACTACCTCTACCAACACCCCATACTACATTTTTATCTTTAAACGTGGATACAATATACACCACCAACCGTAAAATATCATGCATACCATATAATTTATACATCATTAATTCTAACGACACTCGATGAATTCTACTCTTTGCAAAGTCACTATCTTCATCATAACCATCTATAACTTCATATAAACGATCTACAATATATTCCTCAATATCTAAGGTTTTAAATTCATCAGGCATTAACCAGTCTAATTTAAACTCAGGTTCGATAGATGAATCTTTAACTAATATTTTATGATCAGTTAAGTTATTATAACTCTTTATCTCAGGTGTTAATTTATCAACACATAATCCTATAACATGTCCATGTTTTGTTATAAAATTTAATAGCTCTGAGGATGGTATAGTAAAATCACCATCATTCCAGAGTATTCGATCTTTTAATGGTATGTTATTCAAAGGATGTATGATATGTTGTAGATTGAATATCAGGCGTCTTTAGAGCACCACTATCAGTTGCTACCAAACCACCAACACTTCCATTATTCTGTATTGGACGTCCTAATACATCTACCGGTTGTTTTGGTATAAAAGGTTCAGGTTGTATCACAGAATTCCCAGCAAACGCTGCATCTAAAGAAGATGGAGGTCTTCTTACCTGTTCAGGTTGATGAAATTGTTGTTGTGGTTGCTGTTGCTGAACATACTGAACTTGGGGTGCTGGGGTTTCAGCAATTACAATATGTTCAATACGATCCCGTATTAGCTTCCACTGGTCAATGGTTGGATGCCAGTTTGCTGGTTGTACTTCTTCAATACCTTCCAACCATGCTTTAAACTCCTGAAGAGTCATTTTCTTTGTTGCTTTTGGTGCTTTTTTAGCCATTTTATTACTACCTTATTATTAATCAGATATTTATATTATAAATTATACAAGGTCTCCGACCAACATACCTTTTAGATATTTGTTGTATATGTCGAATGGTGTTATACAAACCCACTTATCTGGTGCAACTGGATGGCATAACAATTGATGTTTAGTTAGTAATGGCGATACACTACACATACTAGGAAAGTAGTTAGTTGCTTGAATTTGGCTGCAATTAAACGATGCATTATTATTACCATATACAAATGCGTTGAAGTTTTTACCTAGTGCTTTAGATACTTCTACAATATCCAATTGGCAAGTATCATCACCTACTATTAATATATTCCAGCTAGTAGGGATTGTGAATTTAAAATCTTCAATTTTTAATTCAATAGCTGGAGATATTATTTCTTCAAAAACCGTCAATGGTTCGATAGTAAAGTCTAACATATCTAGATCTAAGATCCAAAAATGTGACGTTATAGTAGGTGTGTGTATATCTGATAATACTATTGGTTTGGTATTCTCATCAAAAATAAGCATTCTTAAAATCCTGTTTTATAAATCTATTGTTGTTTTTTTATACGGATATCCAGCTTCCTTATAGAACTTTACTCGTTCAGCTAAATGTCTTTTACTATATTTTGAATCTGCACAAATGTCATATGCGACTACAGAATCCTTGTCATGTGCTTTACGTAAACCTCGTCCAATTGCTTGAATGGTTCTAATAAAACTTTTACCCATATCAATATACATTAAGTTGAATATTCGTGGTATGTTTAACCCAGTTGCTGCAATTTGAGCATTTGCAATAACCTTCATATGGTCTTCAGTTTTAAATTCATTATAAACTTCTTCACGATCTGAAACTTCAATAGCACCATACATAAATTTAGCACCATCTATTAACTTGGTTAACATCTTACCAAACTTAATATTACTAACTAAACATAATACATTACCTTTAGGTTTGTCAGCCGTCTCAATAATCATATCAGCAATATATTGCATACGATCTTTATTTGTCGCTAAAAATGCTTTCTCAACATTCCAATCAGCAAAATACATATCTTTAAATTGTGCTAAAGTTGGTATTGGTAGTATTGATCCACCATCCTTCAACTCTTGCAAATATTCGGCATATTCTGTATCAACATTTACCCTAAATTGTAAAATTTCAATTTGAAGTTTAGATGACCATCCTTTATCAATTAGTGCTTTTGAACTAATAGTGTATTGCACGGGACCTAATGCTGATATAACAGATAAGTTTTCAGCTGGATCTTTTGGTAATGTACCAGTTACTCCAAATCTATGAGCCATATGAGTGCAATGTTCACGTATTAATTTACCTATTACATTACCTTTAGCTCCATGACATTCATCTACTATTAATAGATTATAATCTTTTAATACATTTGGAGAGTTTTGTAACGTCTGCCAAGTTGATACTAAATGAATATGGTTTAAGTCTTTTTCACCACCACCTAATATACCAGTATCAACTCCACAGAAATTTAATTCTTTATGAGTTTGACTAACTAAACCTTTGTCTGGTACTATTATAACACCACGTAACCCCTCTTCATGATAACGCTTTAGCATAGCCGCACACATAAAGGTATTATGGGTTGGTAAATAATCATCGGTTATATATAGATGATTAGGATCATCAATTTCAATACACTGAGCTAATTCATTAGATACTCTACATATTGAAGTTATTCTTCGAACTAACTCTCTAGAACCATTATAATATTGTGTGGTACAGCGTTCTTTTTTTCTAGGTATAGATACCAGCTCTGATAAATTATTATACGATATTCGAACATTATATGCTAACCGACCAGACTTTTTTACACCTTTATATGTGTATGTAGGTGAGTATCCTTTAGATATTTTAACAAAACCACCTAAGGATAATATAATCTCTTTAACATCAAGTGCAAGTTGATAGCTAGTTGTAGTATATGCCATTTCACCTAGACTACCTACAGTACCATCAGTATCCATTAGTCCTTGTATAATTTCTAAACGCTGTTGTATAGAGCCTTGCTTGTATTGAATTGGTATATGTTTTTCATACGAGCGTTTAAATAATAAATTATATCGCTTCAAAGGAGCTGTAATATTGTGGACTGCATATCGACCTTTAGCTTTAGATTTTACAATTGAATATGTAATACCCTTATTACATTTAACTAATTTAAGGTCAATTTTAGATAATATATGTTCTACCCGATTTACAATATATTCATCAATACTAGTAATAGTAACCTGCCCTGAAGACATACCACCATCTCCTAATATAACCCCTAATAACCATGGATCGATATCAAGTATTTGTTCTGGGTATTGAATGGGTTGTATTAACGGTATTGATATATTAGTACCATAATTTTCTATATGGTATATCATAGATTTTAGTGATACAATCTTAAATATTTCTTTAGTATGAGCTTTTGAAAATTTAACTTTCCATAAATGTTCAATACATGAACGTGCCTTTGATCCATCATGACAAGTTATCTCATAAATATCTTTATATCCTTGAGGATATATATTAGTAATTCTAGATTGCGTACCTGAGGGTGTTAGTACAATATCACCCACATTTAAATCACCCATCAATTTCCAACCAGATATTGTTAACACTTTAGAATTTAATGGTTGAGCTTTTCCAGCATTTGTCGCAGCTAATCCAATACCATAACCTGCATCAAATAAAGCATTAACTAATTCAACTTGATGTGTGTCTAGTACAATAGGATTACCATCTTTTAATATATTGGATAAGTATTCGCTATCAATATGTTTTGGATATATACATATACCTTTACGCACATCATTAATCTGTACTTTATATCCCCAACGTACTAAATGCGGTATAATATCATCTAATAGATTGATGTAAGTTTTACCAGTTTTTTGAAAAAATCGTATTTTACCGTCCCAACGTCTTAATTTAAACAATGGGTGAAATACATATCCTTTCGCAAACGGACCATACAGATCAAACAAAGTATCAGTATGATCTGGATGTAGATTTGGAATTACACAGTAGACCTCATCGATTAAATTTATAGTTATATCCGTCATAGAACCGATTCTTGAACATTTGCTATTATAGCTGATGTTATATTCTTTAGTGCAAACCCTCTGGAATTAAAAGCATCAACAACAGCTGTAAAAGTCTCTTTAGATTCTTTCACAGCTAAGTACACTTCATACCATTCTAAATATTCTTCATCCTTATCAATATAACGATCAATCTGGGTGTGTGTTAAAGACCTTGAGTTCTTTTCGTTATACTTAACATATAATCTACCACGAATAGAATCTAAATACTTTTCAAGATAATCACATACAGTTTTTATTTCAATCTTTTTAAGATTGTAATAATAATGGTGAGAAGCATGTTCTTTATTAGCTTCAGCTAACGTCTTACCTTTTATCTTAAGATGTTTTTCAGTATGCTCGAGATGCTTCTCATAGTCAGCTAAGACCTTATAGATCTTAACTTTATCTGGTTTACCATCTACTTTTATATGTTGATTTAGCATTTATTTCCAAGTGTTCCCTGTGACTGTAGTATTGTAACTGTAGACTTTAATGACTTCAACTGTTCATCAGTTAAATCTTTATAATTAAAATCAATAGGTTGTGTATCTGCAGATTGTGAGTCCTTTAGCACATATTTGTCTGTGAGTGCAATTAAATCTTCATCAGTCTTTAATGTTGATAATTCAGCTAATGGTATTGTCACCTTAAATACCCGTTCAGTATTTGAACCTGGAAACGGAGGTACTATACCATGAAAAATCATAAATTCTTCAGTCGCATCTACACCATTCCAAATTACATCAACTTGAAACCGCTGTAATACCGCTTTAGAAAAAAGTATTAATAATTTATCAAAGTAAATTACTAACAAGTAATCTATATTAGTACTATACGCTTTACGAATATCTAATGTATTGCATACAGACTCTAAATTAAATATATGGTCACCTAGGCTCCCAAAGTCTAGATTGAAGCTCAAATAAGAGTTGTCCGGCAAGCTTGACGTTGGGCTTTTTTGGGAGCTTTGTGGTTTGGTACCAATGTCCTCTGATTTCTGCATCCATTTGGTTAGCATATTCAACAACTTCTTCATAACTCCAAGCTCCGTTTCTAATTGATAATAATTCTTGTGCATCTGGCCTTTTTACAATAACTTCTTCATCTCTAAGGATTTCTAACCCCATTCTCATAAGTCTGATAAGATGGGACGCGTGCTTGCAATCAAATCCATACAATTCTTCTAACTCGCTACGTTTTTCATTACGATTACGTTTCCAGCGCCAGTAATTAGACCATTCATCTTTCTCTTGATTATAGTGGTCTTTGTTGAATTTAACAATAAACAAAGGCATTCGACGATGACCATCTTGTGTAAACAAATGTTCTTCTGAATCATATAAGGTGTTTAAATTACCAATACGGTCATATGTTTCATATCCATCCATTTGATATACACCAAATAGATTACCATCATACGGTACTAATCGATACCCTTGGTGGTAGTTAGATAAATGAATCTTAAAAAGCTTTTGATCAGTAAAATTATGAACTAATGATACATAATCAATTTGTCTAGGTTGTTCTTCTGGCTTGGGATTTGATAGCCATTTATTATGCCCCTTTATACGTTTTAACTGGGAACTTGCGTATCCAGTAAAGGTAAATGCAGCTTTAGATGACAACAGTTTGCGACGGTGTTTACGTAACTCCCAGTACTCAGGATGTGCATATTGAATATCCGTTTCATCCACCCATAGCAATTCGACAATATTTGGATTACAATCCAAATAAAGTTTTAAGAACTTAGACAGCTCGTAATATTTTGTATCTTCTTCATCTACTGCAGTTGCTTCACCAACAGTATAGAATGGGGTAATTAAATTGACAGGATCAACGTAGAATATACCACGATAATCTGTATCAGAGGTAGGAGTATTTGTTCCGTAAGACTTACTACCAGCTAAACATCTAACTAGTAAATTACTACTAATTAATTGTTCAACAGTTTTAGGTGTAGTGTATTTTAACATGAAAAATCTCCAGTATTATATTGTTCATATTATACTGGAGATTGATTAAAATATCAACTATTAAACTTCTTCAGATTCTTCGACTGAATCACCTGCTAATAGTTTTTCATACTTACGAGCTTGAATTGACAGACCTTCTGGTTTAATTTCTTCACCATCTGCAATATCTGCAGTTAAGTAAGTATTATTATCCATAGCTTCCATTGATTCAATTATTTGATCGTAAAAAGGTACAATATCAGCTGCACGAAGTTTTTTATCAGAGCCTGGTAACGAATACCAACCCTTTGATGGTACTTTTAAGGCACCAACTTCAACAGCAACATCAATTAAACCACTATACTCATCCATACCAGTTGAATATGGTACTTCAATAGTAACCGTTTGGAATGGTAAAGTGAATCGGGTTTTAAAACCTTCACATTTCATTCTAATACCAGTTACAACCTTTTCACCGTCTTTTAATTTCAAACGACTAACTAAAATGATCTGACTACAAGCGTAACGAATAGCATCGTTAATAACCCATACTCCTTCACCTTTCATTATTTGTTGTTGTGATGCACCGTAAACTTGTTTAGTTACAACTGCTGAAATATTTAACGACTTGATATCATTCGTTAACGTACGTAACATTTGCTTTAACTGTTTAGGATGTTGACCTTGGTCAGCGGCTGAATCACCCTTTTCATATTTGTCAAGTTCAGATTCCGTCATTAACATATCTAAACTATCGATACCGATAACAATCTTTGGTGCATTAGGATCGTTACCATATTCTTCACGGTAACCTTTAATGAATTTTGAAACTACATTAATAACTTGTGGTATAGTAGTAACACCAACATAACTGTAATTTTCATTTACATTAACACCAATTGCAGTCATAAAATCATCATCTAATGCGTTTTCACTATCGATAACTAAAATATAAGCACCTTCTTTCTGTGCTTGTTTAATAATGTTACCTAATACGAAACTTTTACCAGCACCAGACGGACCAGCGACACAAGTAATACGACCTTGTGGTACCCCTTTATGATAACTTGAACTGATGATCTTGTTTAAGACATAGTTACCTAAACTAAACCAATATTTTGGGGGTGAAGCATCAGTTGTAATACCTTCAATTTTTCCAACTTCTTTCTTAAAGTTCTTAAGAAATGACATATTAATCGTAGTCATTTTTTAACTCCTATTTTTATTATTATATCCTCATAGTCCCAGAACAGTTCTGGGACTATAGACAAGTAATATTACGCGTCAGCTTGAGCTTTTGCTGCTCTACGTTTACGAATATTTGCTAAGATCTCATCAGCTTCTGCATCAGTTTCATCTGAAGTAGGTTGTGCTACTGGAGCTTGAGCTACTGGAGCAGGTTTAGAAGTAACAGCTTTAGTCGTCGCTTCATCTGCATCTGGGATATGATCTTCAGGAGTTTCACCATCTTGATAAGCTGCACCAGTCAATGCTGCTTGCAACATTGCTTCAACTTTTTCAAGTGGTGGTTTAGCTGGCAATAATGTAGATAAGTCAACTAAATGACTTTCAACAAATTCAACTTGTTCTGGAGTTAAATCGCTAGGAGTACCAGCGTAACGAGTACCGATTGAGTAATCAGGGTAATCACCTTTTTCAGTCTTTTTAATAATGAAATCAGTTCCACCTTGGTAGAAGAAGGGAGGTAACTTAACATCACCACTATCAATACCTTCCATGATTAACATCCAAACCTGCCAGCTGAAAGAAATATTCTTTACCGTACCAGTTGCGTTAACACCTGTTTCTGGATTTGGTGGCATTGGATCTTCAACGATAAGAGCACGGCAAATATGAGACATCTTTCTCCAATATTTTTTACCGTTTACACTACCCTTACCTTCTTGTTTGTAGTATTGTGCAGAAACTTTACAAATTGGGCAGTCATCACCATAGTTTTTCAAACAAGGGATCGTCTTAGTCTCACCGTTAATAGTAAGCTTATGAGACATTCTGTCTATTGTAAAACCTTTTGCATTGTCTTCGTTTAAATCTGGAAGTAGTCTAATAACTACACGTGAACCAGTTGGAATATCCCAAAAGTTATAC